CGAACCGCGCGCCATCTCCAATGGGCGCGCTGGGTGGATGTGTTTTTGGCGTGGTGGGAATGGCGCCGAATGCCGACCCTGACTATCCACGAGGCGTCCCTATCCGTATTGCGAATCTACGTGACGCGGCGCGTCTTGATATGGATTCCGAGGAAAGTGGCACGTTGTGGCGTTTTTGTAACTTTGTCCTGTCGTCGGTTTCCGTGCCGATTTATGTGGTTATTGAAGAAGAAGGGGTGGACGCCGATGGTAATCCCGATGAGGCCGCGACCTTAGAAAATATCGCAGGTGTGGTTGACCCCGCCACAGGCCAACGTTCCGGGCTTTATGCGCTCACCGAGTGTCAAGAGACGCCGACCCACATCTTCGCTCCGGGTTATTCTAATATCAAAGCCATTTCTGATCGCATGGTGGAAGTGGCGCTGCGTCTTTACGCGATCCCGGTGCTGGATGGCACAAACACCAATGACAATGATGCCATTGCTCAGTCTGCGGAGATGGGGCCTGAAGGTACGGGGTATGAAGCGGCTTACTTGGTTGACCCTTGGGCCACCGTGTACAGCTTTGCGGCGGGCACGGATGTGTTGGTGCCATCGTCTACGATTGCGGCGGTGCCGTTCGCTCGCGTTGACCCTTGGGTGAGTCCGGCTTCTGATGGTGGGGTGAATATCTCGGGTGTGTCTCGTCAGATTGACTACAACATCATGGACAAATCGACGGGCGCGGATTTATTGATGAAAAATGGCGTGTCCATTTTATGTCGCACCTCTTTGGGTGGTTATAGCCTGAAAGGTAACCGCACCGTGACGGGTGATTTTGTGAATAAGAAAGGGCTGGAGTACGCCATTATTCGCAAACTGGCCACCACGTCAGAAGTGGACATGGCGAAGCCTTTGACCAAAACGTTCATGCAGCAAAAGTGTGAATCACTGAACGCGTATCTGCAGACGCTCAAAGCGGATGACACCATCATGGGCGCAGAAGTGTATCTGCATCCGACGTTGAATGACACGGATAAGTATATGAACGGTACCTGGGCGATTGCCATCAAGTACGCAGGGTATTCACCGAATGAACACATGGTGTATGTGCTGACGGAAGATACCGAAATTGTAACATCATTCTTAGAGGACATTTTGTAATGGCTGAACGTGTCTTGATGCAGCGGTCCATCATGCTCAGTGGTGTACCCATTAAACGTGAATTGATTGAAGTGACGCCACCGACCATTAAGAAAAAAATGGCCTCGGTGACGGGTGGTACTTTTGGTAGTAAGTCTCGCTTAGTCGGGGTGGAGCCGATGTCTGGCGCTTCTATCAAAGTCAATGACTTCACTGTCGCGATGGCGGTGGTATTAGGTTTGGTGGTCGGTGAAAAAGTGTCGGTGGTGATTTTAGATAGCTACCAAAATGACGCTGGCGTGTTGAGTGTGGAAGAGCAGACCTGGTATGGCGAAATCACCGACATGACGGATGAAGGTGCCAAGTCCATTGGTACCGACAGTGCAGTGCAATCCATGTCGATCAACTTTGCGGACTTAGACTCAGCCAAAAGAGTCTACGACGGTAAGACGATGTACAGCATTAACTTGATCACCGATGAAATCGACTTTGGTCAGGGTGATATTTTGAAAGCGCACCGTGCGGCTGTTGGCCGTCCGTAGCCTCCTTGTCTTTTTCTGTTATTAGCCCCTTCCATGATGTGGAAGGGGCTTTTTTTAGGATTCAACGATGAATATTCAAAAGCAACATGTGTTATTAGCGGCGGTGGGCGAGTTGTCCAACATCACTCTGAAAGCATTGACGTATGCCGAAGACCAGACGCTCACTCTTGAAGCCACGAAGGATGGTGCATTAGATGCGGCCGCGCTGTCCTGGCTGCGCATTGAAAAGGTATCAGGCCTCTCCACGGCGCAAATTGATGAGATGACCACACCGGACATTAATGTGATCAAACACTTTGCGGTGCTGACCATTGCGTCGGATGCGCGTCAGGTGGCGAAAGAACTTGCGCTTAATTATCCCGAATCGAAAGAGCCTCTGGTGATTCATTTGCTGCAGCCACTTGGGGATGGGACGAAGAGTTATAAGCTCCGTTATCCCAATGGTCGTTTAACCAAGATGTTGGAGTTAGAGACAAACGACGATCGTCGCACGTTTATGCTTTGTGAGTTCTGCACGGGGTTGACCGAACTGCAGCTTAAATCCATGAGCACACCCGATTGGAATACGCTGCAAGCGGTGCTGGACAATTTTTTGGGAAAGACTGCCGAGTTCTTTCGCCCTTAGATGTGGAGCGATTGATTGATGTGATCCCGCTGGCTTACAACGTCAGCGTGGATGACTTGTTAAATTGGTCGGCAGATGATGCGCTGCGTCGCTATCGCCTGGCAAAAGCCAAGCTTGGTATCAAAGAGTGATTGACGGATGGCAAATAACAAACAGAAATACAGCATTGTTCTCGATGGCGTTAACCAGCTCGGTCAACCACTCTCTCAAGCTGGGAAAGCCATTAATCAGTTAGAAACATCGACCAGTCAGGCGAACAATGAGCTGAAAGCGTTTGGTAAAGCGCAAAAGCAGATCGCGCAATATAACGGGCTCAAGCAAAGCTTAAAAAGTACCGAGTCTGACTTGGCGGCGGCTAAAGTGACGATGGCGGGCTTGCGTCAGGAAATCGGGCGAACTGGCGTTGCGCGAAAAGAAGACATTGCCAAACTCAAATCGACGCAGAAAGAAATTGACCAGCTCACGCGTTCGTTAAGTAAGCAACAGCAGCAGCTTAGCGGTGTAGGACGAGAGCTAAAAGCAGTAGGTATTAATACCAAATCGCTCGGCTCTGAGCAGTTAAAGCTGGAGTTAAAGACCAAGCAGGCGAATCGAGCGTTAGCAGCGCAGAAAAAAGACCTGAAGGAACTCAAGTCCATTGAAAACCGTCAGGCGGCGCGTAAAGCTCAGCGTGGTCAGTTGTTTGGTGAGGCGGTTGGGGTTACCGCTACGGTCGCACCTATGGTCATGGCAGCAGGCAAAGCCATGGATTATGAATCGGCGTACATTGATGTACAAAAGGTGACCTCGTTTCAGTCTCAAGCGGAAGAAGACCGTTTTAAAAAGCAAATGAAATTGTTGGCCGTCCAAAAAGGGATGGATCAAGTTGGCATGACGGAAATCGTGGCGGCGGCCGGGCGTTCTAATGCCAATATGACGCCCGAGCAGTTACTGCAGTTTGCGGATGAAGCCGCGCAAATGTCGATTGCGTTTGATGTCGATGCGAAAGAGGCCGGTGTGACTCTGGCCACCTTTAAAGCGTCGATGGGACTTGAAGGTGACAAGGCGCTGAGCCTGGCGAAAACGTCCAATTACCTTGCCGATAGTCTGGCGAACACCGAAGCGAAAAATATTGCGGCAGTGATGAAACGTCAGGGGGCTACGGCGTTGAATGCGGGTTTCAATGAATCCGAAGTCGCGGCACTGGCGGGGTCGATTTTTGCGGCTGATGGCTCAGAGGAAACCTCGGCCACGGCGCTGAAAAACATCACTACGACATTAACTGCCGGGTATTCTGCTACGACGGCCCAGCAGGAAGCGTACACCATGCTGGGTTTGGATGCGGATGATGTTGCCAGTGGCATGCAAAGCGATGCGTCAGGGACATTAATTGAAGTGTTACAAGCGCTCAAAGACGCCGATGATGTGGACCGCTCTGCCATTATCTCTGAGCTGTTTGGTAAAGAAATCCAAGGTTCGGTCATTAAACTCGTCAAGACGATGGACGGTGATCAGGGCCTGATTAAAACGCTAGAAAAGGCCAGTGATACCGCACAAAAAGAGGCGAAGTGGCAAGATGAGCTCAATCGAAAAAAAGGCGCGTCTCAGTTCTTGCTCGATCAAATTGGTAGTGTGTTTGACCGGGTAGTCGTCGCGCTGGGAACCAGCTTTCTTCCGGTTCTGGAAGCGGTGACGCCTGCGATAGTCACCGTTGGGAACGGGCTGGCCGAATTTTTAGAGACTTTCCCGCAAGTGGGGATGGTGCTTGGCACCGTTGTTACGGGAATATTGGCGTTAAAAACCGCGAGTATTGGCTGGAAGCTTGGTAAGAATTTATTGGGGTCTGGTAAAGACTTGCTTGGGCAGCGCCGTTTAAGTCAAGCAACATTGCAAATGAAGGCGTCTGCAGATGGGGCATCGAATGCGTTAGGCCGTCTTAATCGCCGACTCAACCAGCTGGGACAGCGTGGAGGTTACGGTGGTTATGAGGGAGGCGGGCGTCCCAATCGACGCAATCAGAAACCTCGACCGACTAAACCAAACCGGACCACGTATCGTGGCAGTGGTTCGCGCAGTCGCTTTGGGCGTTTGTTAGGTTTGGCGGGCAGTGTGCTGCCTATGGTGCCGAGTTTTGCGGGTGCATCAGGCGGGCCTACGCCGCTAGAGACAGTCTCGAACGTGGGGGTTAGCGCACTAGCGGGCGCTGATACCTTGCATGGCCTCAGTCAGATGACGGGCATGTTGCCGAAGGTGGGGAAGTTCTTTGGTAAAGCCATGGCGCTGAATGCCGTTGATCTCGTTGGCGCGGTCAGTTCGGGGGATACCCAGCAAATGGCAGGCTCTGCAGGCAGTATTGCGGGCGGTGTGATTGGAGCCACGCTCGGTTCGGTTATTCCGGTGTTTGGTACTGCCCTTGGTGGTTATCTTGGCAGTGAGTTGGGCGGGTTTGTTGGTGGAAAAATTGGGGATTGGTTTTCGAAAAACAAAACGGAAGAATCGCCAGGTGAAGAAGAACAGCGTTTGATTCAGCAAGTGACTCATCAGCAGACACAAGCTATTGACCAGCGAAAGGTTGAAATCAACATGAACCTTTCACCAACGGGACGCCCTGATTATGACAAGACGTTTGCGCAGGAAGTGGCGCAGAAGACGGCGGCGGCCTTTATGAATCTTGAACCCTCTAATCTAAACATTGCCATTGATAACTCGTTAGGAGGTGGATAATGCGGGTCATGTTGTGTCTGGGCGATTTTGTGTTTTCGCCAGCCAAAAATACGGAATATGAAAAGTTGTCCCGACGTTTTAAAAGCGGCTGGCAAGCTCAGGAGCGGATGGGACAAAAGCCTGTGAAGCAATTGGTCTCACTTCCGCTTGAAACGCTCACGTTATCAGGTACCTGGTTTCAGGCCACTGGTGTGGAAGCGTTAAACACGCTGCGAGGTATGATGACTATGCCCCACACTTTGACTAATAATGCCGGTGACAATTTAGGGCGCTGGACGATTGAGAACGTGGAAGAAAATCAGGACATCATTTTATCGGACGGTGAGCCGATGAAGGTGCAATTTAGCATTCAGTTGGAGGAGTACTCGTGAAACTGGTTCGAACGATAGATGGCGATACCTTGGGACTCATTCTTTATCGAGAGTTGGCGCGTGATGATGATGAAATCTTTGAGCTGACGTATGCACAAAATATTCACCTCTACGCCTTTCTTGAACATGCCTCCACGTTTCCTGCCGGTGTGTTGATTGCACTACCGGAACTTCCTGATAAATCTGAACCACAAGCGGTGAATGTATGGGATTAGGTTACAAACCGATTGCTTATGTCTCAGGTCCCGGAGCTGACATCATTAACGCTAATCTCATGAGTTTTGAGCGCGTCGATGCCTCCGGTATCAAGTCGGATTCGTTGCGTTTGACGGTTAGCGTTGTGAATGATTCTGGCACGCCCAAAGAAGGCGCTGAACTCACGTGGTTTGAAGGATATGACGGGAACGTGATTAATAAGGGAAAGTTCAAAATTACTCGAGTCGCGCCGCAGTTGTTTCCACCTCAAATCACTATTGTCGCGACCGCGGCTCCATTCGTTATTGATGACAAAACCGAATTTAAAGCACGGCGTTCTCGCAGCTGGGAGGGCATCACTTTTGGGGATTTGTTTCGTGAAGTGGTGTTGACTCACGGTTTTTCGCCTAGGGTGGATCCTGAATTGGAATCGAAGTCTTTTGAGCATGTTGAGCAGACGGATGAAACCGACTCGGCATTTTTAACGCGTATTGCACGTAAGCACGATGCGGTGGCGAAACCAGTTGACAGCCTGTATGTATTAGCAAGGCGCGGAAAGGTAAAAACGATAACCGGACAAAACTTGCCTGAAGTAACGGTGTATCGACCATACAATAATGAACCTACTAATCCAGGCTTTTCCAATGCGCTGGTGGATAAGCCAAGTAAACATCGTTTTAACGGTGTGAGAGCCAAATGGCTGGACCAAGATACGGGTGAAGAGCAAGAAGTCAAATCAGGGGATTCACCGTTTAAACGCTTGTCGTCGACGTATTCTTCTGAGGCTGACGCGCAATTGGATGTGGAAGCTGAGATGCGAAAAATAAATCGAACAGGCAGAGTGCTGAGAATGGATATACCTGGCGACCCGCTTATTGTAGCTGAAGGGATTGTGGTTTTGGGTGATAGCTGGCCGAATGACATGGCAGGGCGCTTTTCTGTTGACAAAGTAACAGCCCGAGGGGGCGGGAATAGGGCTTATCGGTTGAGTGTTGATGCTACGGTGCCATTAAATTAAGAGAAGCGTATTTGACGTTCTTTTACTATCGTTCTCAAAATAGCCCAATTTTGCCCCATTGAAATCACCTATGCATTCAATTTGTTGATTTTAAAAGGCTGAATAATGTTTGTTCCTGAGATGTTCGAAAC